TGGATTTTTTAGTGAAGTCTGCGAGACTTTTCATCAATATATGTGTACATATCAAAGTTATTTATAAACCCATTCCCTTTCTAACTTCTGCCATGAGATTTAACTTCTCTGTTGTGCTTAAAGAATCAGGTATTCCGTCCACAAAATCTCTACTTTTTCCGTCTTTTGCTGCAGCTCTCATCTTACTTGCGGACATTCCTGCTGCACCATCCGCATCTGGATCTCTTTCTCCCGCTGATATAACCTCTACTGTATCAAATGCGTAATTTGCTCTAGGATCTCTGTTATATTCTTTCAGCAACTTATCAAATCCCGCCACCCTATCAGAACCTACAACCATAACAACATCAGTGTAGTCTTTCATCATTAGATGTTCCATGACAGAGATGGGTGTGTTACAACAGGCAGTATCATCAATATGTGATGCATATTTTGGAAACATTTTTTTCATTAATGCTGCTTTATACGCATATGGTAAAGGATCTTTTGGTTTTTTATGCGTCTGTGACGGTATGATAAACCAGTCATCAGTTTTAGCCGCTTTTGCTACCGCCTCTATAAGTTTTTCATGCCCTATAGTGGGAGGATTGAATCTACCAAATGTAAAGTACACCCTTTTCATTGTGGTTTATCTCCATTGACCCAATTTTTTTCTACATTAAAGTTTGCCACACTAAATGACAAACGATCAACTAGTTTTACCGCTGTACTACCCTCTTGTATAGCAACATACCCTTCTGGTGCAGTTACATCATACCCATTCTCTGTTCTTAAATACGTTCCAAACCTCTCACCTTTTTCAAGTTTACGAATGAATACTTCTTTAGCAGTTTGTAGATTTACATATAGATCTACTGTGTTCATGATTGCTTTTTTATGATCTTTTATCATATCTAAACCATCATACAACTTCGTTAACTTACTTGCCTTTGCTTTAGGTGTCTTTACTTTATCTGCTGCTTTTCTAACTTCTGTCTCAAAATATTGTTGAAATTCTTTGACAAATAACTCTGGTTTACTTATCTTTTTACCCTCACGAACATATTTGTTAAAGAATATCTTTAGTCTAGTACCTATAACTAACTGATCTTTTGACTTTATCTGGACTGCAACCTCATCTAAAAAATTTGATGCATATTTTAATGCTTTTACACTATTTGTTTTTAATTTACCTAACGATTTTTTCTCTACTGGTGTCAATAAAATATCTTTTCCTAACTGACCTGTTTCAGCACTCAAAACTAAGACATTTTTACTGTCTTTTAGTTGAGATACATCATATCCAAAAGTGGCAGATTGACTTTCCATATCTTTACCACTATAAGATGTATGAAATACAACTCCTAGTTTTGCTTTAGACGCTTTGCCATACAATTTATCTTCTTTTGGTATACAATACGTTATAGTGTTAGGTTGGAATATAATACAGTCTTGACCGTTAATTTTTTTATACTCTTTGTCGTTGGTAAACAACAAATCACCCTGTGCCATACCATCTATACCTAATTCTGGTAGATATTTTAAACAATCTTTTAATTTTGCAGCAAGACCTGGTGAATTACCATGGTTTGTATCTATATCTTTCTCAGTATAATTGATCTTTGCCTGTTGATTGAAGATGGATTTTGACCCAA